TCATCCTGATCCTCAACCAAGCATACACACTGTTATCACTCACAAGCGTAGCCTTTAACTGGACATGATCCTTCGTGTTGTTGTTATTTTTGATCGTAGAATTTTCACCATCCTGCTGTGTAATCGTAGCAGCTGATGTCGCACCCGTCATATTGTCAGCAAACAATTGCCATGTTACAGGCTCATTCAACACTTCGTTGCCACGTTTAACGATTGCTCGATAAACTTTACTCTGACCACTAGTAATTTCAGCAGGAGCATAGTCGCTTGTAATCTCAATTGTTATATCTTCATCTATCACTACAGCGTTAACTTGTACAAGCACTTGAACGCTTAAACTTGGCATTGTAACGTTATGTATTGTAATCATAGCCTGACCCTCAGCAAACGCTGAAATAAGCCCTGTGTCGCTTACAGTAGCCACTTCCTCGTTACTAGAAGCCAAAACAATCACATCATTATTAGCCGTTGTATAGCTGATCTGATGCGTTTCACCTTCTTCAAGTTGAATAGTGTTATCTGTAACATTAATACTGCATTTTTGTTACTACTTAGCTAGCTAGAAAATAATATAATTTTATTATTGAAAATTTAAAGGAATTCCCTTTTTTATGTCGAATTAATCCTTATCAAAGACTTTGAGATAAGGAGCGAAGAAGCATGATGATGTCAGCAACTGAAGTGAAGAAGATGTCCAAAGGCGACCCAGAGATCGCAGACTACTTCCATGGATTATTCGCTGTCATTTCGAAGCAATCGGAACACATTGAAAAGCTAACTGAACGAATTGAAAAACAAAGTATCATTATCGATGAACAAGCTAGACAAATTGATGTACAGGCTAAGAAAATTGTGAAATTAGAAAAACAAGTTCACGAGCTTGAGCGTCAGCTCGGTAAGAACAGTAATAATAGTAGCAAGCCTCCATCAAGTGATGGCTTTCGTAAACCGACAAATCTTCGTACGCCTGGCGGTAAGAAGGGAGCACCTAAAGGGCATGAGGGTACAACCCTTCGTTTTTCCGATCAGCCTAATGAAATCATCGTTCATGTCGTGTCATCGTGTTCAGGATGCGCAGCTTCCCTTGAAGGAGTAGAAAGTCTGACGTATGAAAAACGTCAAGTATTTGACATGCCTCCCCCGAAGATTTGGATTACGGAGCATCGTGCTCAGAAGAAATGCTGTCCTGAGTGTGGGCTGCGGCAACGTGCTGCTTTTCCTGAGCCAGTGAAAGCTCCAACCCAATATGGCGTAGGATTTACAGCTTGGACGGCTTACTTTCATACGTACCAAATGCTTCCCTTGGATCGGATTTCACGCATGTTTGCTGAGTTAACGGGCTACCGTCCGAGCGAAGCAACCCTTCTTGCATCGTTGCAAACGATGCATCATGCGTTAGCCGAAGCAGAAGACACGATTCGAGCAGCACTTCGTCAACAGCCTGTGGTCCATGCAGATGAAACAGGTTGCCGCATCGAAGGGAAAACCGAGTGGATGCATGTGGTCTCCGATGCCCAGTGGACGTTATTAGGCGTACATCCGAACCGTGGAAGCAAAGGAATGGATGCCCTAGGTTTTATTCCTTCGTATCATGGAGCCGTCGTTCATGATTGCCTGCCTTCCTACTTCAAGACCCACTATACGTTTAGCCATGCGCTATGCAATGCCCATTTACTGCGTGAATGCCAAGGCATTATTGAATATGACAGGCACGAATGGGCACAGCAGATGAAGGAGCTGTTGCAAGAAAGCTGGGCGCTCGTTCAACGTTATGCACAAGAGCAACAACCCGTGCCCGAGCCTATCTTGGAAGACATCAAGGCATGGTATGATGAAATTCTCACGCAGGGAGAATTCGAATGGTCAACGGAGATTTTTAGGTCTCCATATGTCAAGGGACGAGTAAAAAAGAGCAAAGCTGCGAATCTAGGTGAACGATTTAAGGCTCACAAAGCTGCGATTCTGCGGTTTATTTGGGATGCTGAAATTCCTTTTGACAATAACCAAGCCGAGCGTGATTTACGTATGGTTAAAGTGAAGCAAAAAGTATCGGGCACGTTCCGCACTCAAGCTGGAGCACATCGTTTCGCACGCTTACGTAGCGTCATTTCCTCACTCTTAAAACAAAGGGTAAATATATTAGCTTCACTCAGTCAAGCGTTGTGCGGTAAGGCTGTATTTGAGTAACCTAAGTAGTTACGCATTTTTTATAATCAGCAATACGATTTACAATGTCATCAATTGATGGATTGATTGTATCAAGCTTACAACTGAGTGTAATTATCCCCTCTCGTGTAAAGTCATCTATTCCCTCAACTTTGAACACTTGATTACCAACAAAAAAACGACTCGTCAATGAGACAGTCGAATTAATTTGTTGTGCTGAAATATGGACTTGTATATTGCCTGAAGTAAGAGACATAATTTCACCTGCATCAACTTTTAAGGAACTATTAGTGATATAGCAATCAAGCTCCGTAAAGTTACAATTTTGGTTAATCATTATCTTATGTGTCAAATAACGCATGACAGCCTTATATTTACTGTAGCGTTTATCTGCAATTTCACTAATAACCATATAATTTTTATTGTTATATTCTATAATGTCGCCTCTTTGTATATCATGAAGCGTAGTTATTTTTCTGTCATCATATACTTGTTCTAAAGTTGTATTTGTAATGAGAGCTTTTATATTTTCACTTTTATTGTTGATTTGAACATCTTCGCCACGCTGAGATAAAATGAAATTGAAATCGTCTAACGCTGTTTCATTATTAAATATGTTGAACATTTTTATATTCTCCCCTTTATTATGATTGGAATAAAAAGAAGGTACGATTAGCGCTTTTACTGTCGCTACTTGTACCTTCAGCTGGCATCATTCTAAGTAAGTATTCAATTTGGTTAATGCGCTGCTGTAATGATTCGGCGAATCCAGTAACAGAAATGTCATCTTCTTTGTAATTTTTCATTAATGTAGGATTGTTCGCTGTACTATTTAGAATTGATAAAGCTGCCATGTAAATTTGTCGCTTATTTTGGTTGCTTTGTGGATTATATTCAGCTTCAGGCTCGGTAACTCCTGCTTCTTGAAGGTACATGCTGTATTGTTCCTCTGTTAAAGTGATGCCTGTTGTTTCTAATTTTAATCGTTCAATGTTTGTCATTTTTATATTTTCTCCTTTATATTTAAAATTAAAAACCACAAATTCATCTTTGAAAATGTGGTTTTAGTATATACAACTTTTTTTATTGTTTTTGGCGAGTATCCACGTAGAACGTAAAATTTTCTCTAGAATTCCCCTCTTGGAACCCTGCTATTATATTTTCCGTTCCTTCTTCACCTGTAAATTGTACATCCCCTGTCACTTCGTTATTAGGCAATATTTCTTTATCAATAAATTTCTCAACTATATACACCCCGTTTCCTGCTGGTATATACGATTTGAGCGCTCCTGACGAGTAATTTTTTTTATCCTTAACATTACTATTCCCTGTGATACCCGCACCAGAGAATTTAATATTTTTATTTGTTTCATTTTTTATTGTAATGTTTACAGATGTTTGATTATCATTAAAGCTTATTGAATTAATTGTCAATGTTATACCATTCTTAGTAATGGATTGAGGTAATTCCTTGAACTGATTCATTATAACCTCTCGACCAGTAGAAATCGTATAGCCAGCATTCTGAGTAAATTCTCTCATAGGCAAATATAATTTTCCGTTTATTGTTACTACAGGATCAGTGAATTTTGCTTCTTCTCCGTTAATCAGGATTCGATCATAATTTTTAAGAGGATGCGCCTTTAAGAAAGTATCTGCGGCATATGAAACTCCCGAAAAGAAAATAGCTCCACATAGAAAAGCTGTTACAAGTTGCAATTTATTTTTCATCTTTTCATCTCCATTTTTTTATTTTTTTCCAAAAATGTGTAAGCGACTATGCTAGACTCCCTCAAAAATGATTAGGGGTATCGACCTATTCCAATCACTTTCCACACTCATCATCACTTAATAAATATGTAAAATAGTGCAAATGTTCTTCATCCACTCGCAAAACACACTAATTTCAAGTACATTTCACCCAAAATACGACTACTACCTTAACAAGATAGTGTTATCCATATGTATAAATTGGGTATTTATCGGCTTATGACGTTGAATTAATGCCATTAACACTGATAATCCCCAACTATTATAGAATAGCAGGGATCGGATAGTTTTAGTTAATATCGGCACACTTTAATAAAAGGCTGATGATATTTGTTATGTAGATACCTGTAAAAAAATCATTATTGCGACACGAAACGTAATATAATAACAGGTGCGTGCGTTCCAACATAGTACATTCAGTACAAATAGTAATAAATATGAACATTATCTTATAATATCATCAGCCTTGTACACTATCTCTGTGGTGTATCTGTAGCATCTTGCTCATTCTTTTCACGCTGCAAGGTTTGAAGTTCACTGCCGATGTCTGTTATGTATTCTGCATACTTCATCATTGTCTCTCTGCTTACTGCATCCATCTCACGTAATGTTTTGAGATTATTGATAATATCCGTTTGACTTGTCGGCATTGCATAGTTGAATGTGATGTTTATGCTATCCCATGCTTCATTGCTGTAATATTTACCTTGAGCTTCTAGTAATACTCTAAGCTTATCTAGCCTTTGATATAATCCTTCTTTTATGAAGCGTTCCCTGTGCTTTGAGCGCAAGTTCGTGTTCGTAAAGGTGAGCTTCAAGCTTATTTCTGACAAATTGGAAATATCCACCTTCCCCATTGCTACGGCTGGACTGGAACTGATATCCATTAACGACATCATAAGATAATTATACAAAGTCTCAAATGCTTGATGATCAAATGCCGACTTAACTATTTCTAGTTCTCCATCAGTTTCAAGAATGATTCCATACCCTGTACCATGCTGAGGAACGTCATAATTTGTTATCAGGTTACCCTTTTGAACTAATATACCGTGCATTAATCTGTAATAGCCATCTAAAGACTTAGAGAACACTTCCTCAATATTGTCAAGAATTGAAATATAGTTGTCAAGATCGCTCATACCAAATACCGTATCCAGTGGATTACTATTTCTGTAATTGATCGGCAATCCTCCAATGTTTCTATACGTTCCTAGTAGATGTACTTCACCTCCAGCATCACTATATTTGTGAACCTCTCGATCAACAAATACGTTCCATTGTGTCACTCCGTTGACTGTATAACACTCAACAAATGCGATATATTCCCCTTGATTGTCAATGATAGGATACGCATCAAGTGGGTCTATTAGACTACTTTTTACTATATCATTACTATTATACAATAGTTCCCAAGCATTTCCATAGCTATATACATTTTCAACAATATCATAATCAATACCATCAAATAAACGCTTGTTTAATTTGTTAAGCTCTCTGACAATCTGCTCGTCACCGCTATAAGTGATTCCGTTGCCTAGTAGGTAACTTACTGCGTATTCAATCAAGCTACGAGCATACTGTAACACAACCTTGCGAGGGTCGACAGGCTTCCCTGCAAAGTATTCTAATGGTCGCTTAGTTACTATGTGGCCTTTCCCTGCTAGATAGTTTTTCTTATCTTCAATGTCTCTTATTCTCAATTGCTGACTCGTCTCATTGACAAATTCAATGAACCACAAGGCAGAGTCATATCCTTGTTCACTTATAAACCGTTCTAATTTTTCTTTATTCTTCATTATTTCTTATCTCCTCTATATTAAACATACCAGCGGTTAGCTTTAACAGCCTCTAATGCTAAAGCGGTAGATATTACTAAGTCATCATGATTCGCATTTCCTCGTTGGTTTCCAAGTTTTCCGTTTTTTTGCTCAACAAACATTTGTAATTGCTCTAGCGTTTCTTTGCTATTGATACAAATTAAGCCTTTTTCAAATTGTTCCTTAAGGTTAGATATTAAAATAGGCTTATTCGACTCTAACATTAGCCAGCCTTCTACTAGTTTTCGTTTCCCTTTTTTATCCCATGTTTTTTGACGATAGAGATTTATATATTGATAATCCTTAGATAACTTTTCAAGCAAAGGCAATCCAAAGCCGTTTCGCTCGATAGCTAAAAAGACTTGATTATAAAATCTACATAGATTGTTTAATAGTTCAGCCATTTCATAAACGCTAATTTTATTATTTGCAAACGATAGCACCTCTTCACCCTCAGCATTGATGATTGTCAACGTTGACGAGTCACCGCCAACCCCAGAAGCAACGTCACAACCACCCCAAAATTTTTGTCCACTCATTGGCAACTTGTACACGTTTAAGCCTTTGCCAATCCATTTATGTAAGTCTGCTGGCAGATTTCTTTTTAATAACTCACTATCCAATGGCTGCGGAATATAATTTAACCGCTCAACTATCATCGCTTGGTCAAAAACATAACGTGTGCCGCTTGTTACAAATGCTTGTGCTGCTGTAGCTGGAAACTCTTTATAAAAGTCTGTTTTATCACTCAACGAGCTAAGTTTCCACTCTCGCCACATTAGCATGTCTAATGTAGCATCAAGCTCATGAAGATGTTTAAGCTCATCTGTAACTAAATCAGTCTTAGACAAGCGTCTACCTTTGTTATTAGCCTTGTACCACTCGACAGCTTGATCAATTTCCGCTTTGAATTGTGTCTTATGTGCATTACTAATCCAGCCGTAGAAAAATGCTTTATAATTTGTCTTTCCCTTTTCTGACCGAGTGTATAGATCATAATAATAATTTCCTGTTCCATCTGCTGTTGACTCAATAACGATTCGTGATTCAGTATTCTTGCTCAAACTTTGCGTAACACTTGTCAATAGTTTAGCCTGGTCTAACTCATAAAAAGCGAATTCAGACAATAGAACGTATTGAAATGTACTACCTCTACCTACGTTTTCAGAAGGAACTGAGACGATGATTCTGCTGCCATTTGAAAGCACTAGCTCATCTCGATTGTCTCTTGTTGTAGTTGGAAAGTAAGAATATTTTTCACGTGGTAGATTGTCATTCATACGCTTTAGTCGATTAAATAGCTCTGTTACACCTTTGTTATCTAGCGACACAATCAAGTAACTTGTATTTGCTTTATTTAGTGCTTGCCACAAACAATAAGCTAATGAAATCGTACTAAAACCTATCTGACGAGATTTCAAAATCTGATTGAATTTACTCATATTAAAAACAAAATCCCTTTGCTCTGAATTCAGAACGAAGGGAACTAAATCACCGTAGTTATCTACAATCCTCACGAATTCCTCACAAAACACAATAAAATCGCTCATAATCTTATCAAACTTTGCTTTCTTGCTGTCTTTCTTACCTCTGCTACTTACATTCTGTTTTCTCGTTGAAGTCGCTAACATTATTCATCATCCTCGTATTCTTCAAACACATATGTATAATAATTCTGTGCTTGCTTGTGTGCTTGTTCGATAATCGTTTGTATTTTAACCATCATTTCGATGTCTTTAGTTGTAGCGTTGTCAGACATAACACGTTGCTTTGCTTTGTTGTACATAGCTTCTAAGTCACCAGCTTGCTTTGATTGCAATACAAGTGCTGTGATATGCTTAAAATCTTCCGATTGTTCCCATGTCTTGAAGTAATCTAAGTTACCTGATTTCAATTTCATTCTTTTTACTAGTTCAGCTTCATTTTTTGGAATATTAGTATCTTTTGGATGCCACAGGTTGAAACGATATTTTACGTACATTCTACGTTTCGCTGATAGCTGTCTCATCACATCATATATTGTATAATTTTCATTCATTTTTCTTTCTCCTTATTCTAAATATAAAAAAGCAACCTTATTTAAGGCTGCTAGTGGTAAAACTATTCATTTCTTTTGAGTGTGTCTGTTTTAAGCATGAGCACGAACTTTTTTCGTTTTTGAATACTTTCTAGTTCTTGCTTTTAAGCTTTCATTACTTACATCCCAAGGCGTGCAAATTATAAGATCACCCTCATGTTCTACATCATAAGGAATATCTTTATTTTTTTCTGCTAGTATTAATTCTCTATATTCCAATAACTCATTAATTTGTATTTGCTCATGCTTAATGAATTGTTCTACTATTTTATCTCTAATTTTAAGTATAGTATCATCTTTACATCCTGCAATTAGCGACTGTTCGCCTGTGCTATTGCCATTAAACGCATATGTTTGTTCATAATACTTATTGCTATATTCAGTGTCGATAAAATCATAATACAGCGTTCTGAACTGCCTTAATTCTTTAGCAGACATATTCTTAAAGGTATCTATCTCTATTAAAACTAAATCTTGTTGTTGTGCTGGATCTTCAAATATGATTCCTTTGTAACGATTTTTAATAATTTCGTACTTCTTATCTTTTCTTATTTCATTTTCCTGTTCTCTTACTTTTTTATCAGCACGCTCTTGAGCTTCTTCGATTAATTTAGCAACTCTCGCAATAGATGTTTCATTTCCTTCTGGATTGTTTCTACTAAAACCACGAATAGCATTGAGTCTTGCATCTGCTTTAACTCTAAATTCTTTATTATCTTTCTCCTTAATATATATATCATAATCAGCAGATGTTAACTTTGAATCTTTTACATACCAATTTCCATAGTTTGTAACACTGTCTTTTACTGTATCTATGGTTGATTCATCGTTTATATTAGTCTCATTAACCGATTCTTTGACTTCGGAACCATGTTCAATACTTTTATTTTCATCTACAACCTTACCACCTAGTAACCACCTCGTGGGATGCTGTTTATAATTACCGTTACCATCAATGTACTTTTCACCTACTACACAATGAATTAACCCTTCATTTTGCAACTCATCTAAATGTGTCTTCGCTGTTTTATAATCGCAATTGAGTATAGTAGCCCAACCATCAATTGACTGATTCATTTGCTTATCTTTTTGGTGTGCAATAAAACACAAAATGTACAATTTATGAGTGTCGTCCGTCACATCTAATATAGAAGCATCAGCAGACAGATACCCTTTTTCATATCCAATCTCTTGAAAACTAATAACTAACACATCATCATTTTTAGCTGTCTTTTTATCGGTAACATCTACATTTATAGATATTACATTTTTATTTTGCATGGAAATCAGTATACTGCGAATCTTCTTCATATTTCCAGTTGTATTATTGCCCTCTACTGTATACAACGTTTGTAGTTTATAAATTGTATTGAGTGTAATTATTACTTTATCGTCATAGTTTGATTTACGTTTCGCTAACAATATGTAAAAATACAACTCGATCACACTTAGTTTATATGTACCGCTTCTTAATAACGAATTGTAAATGGTAACACTGGGGGTATACTCTTTCTTCTTTGTTTGATTACTTGACACTTAAAAACTCCTTTGCTGATTGATTACATTAATCATGTGTTGTGAGATGATGGTTTTGAACTTGGCTTTTACGGAAGCGAAAGCGACAAACTAACTGAGCGTAGCGGAATCATCACTCTTGTATAGTTAGTTTGTATAGTTAATTTATATAGTTAAGTTATAAAGCCCCCCTATTTCTAATAGAATTCTATTAATTATTCCTATCAGGATAATAAATTCTATTAGTTTCTCCAAGAAGGCTATATTTTTCTATTAGTTTTTCCTAGTAGCAATACTAAATTATATTAGCTTTTCCTAAAGACTTATACTCTGCTATACCTTTTTGCAACTCTGCTGTAATGAGAAATAGCCAAAATTCTAATTTCGTTTTAGGATGAAGCGCATATGTTATAGGGTTACTGTGCTTATTAGATACTAGATAGTTTTTTAGCTTGCGATCATAGCAGTAAAAATAACTCTGTTTCATTTTTGTATTCTCCTTATAAGAACTCATATTTATCAGATTCGAATTGGATTAGAGCATCGGCTGTCAACTTTATATTATTGATAGCATGAGCGTTAATGTCTCCAGCCTCCGTCAATTCAAAGTAGCTACCATTAGATAACGTAATTTTAACTGCACCGTCTTCAGCTTCGATTTCGTAAGTCTTTGCTTGCATATGTAT